CCAGTGGCATTTGTTAATACTCCGGCGGTGGGAGTTCCTAAATCGCCGCCTTGAAAATAGGCTGCTCCCGTTCCAGTTTCATCACTAAGCGCACCTCTCAAACCGGCAGAGTTAGTCAGCGTAGCCTGTTTACCGTCTAATTGCGTTTGAATTGCACCTGTTACATTATCAAGATAGCCTATCTCAGTGCTTGTTACTGTTGAGTGCGTAGGTATACCGTTTGAGTCAGATACTAGAGCTCGATCTGCCGTTATAGCTGCCGACTCAACAATTGCAGAACTATTTGAAACTATCACTCTATTATTACTTAGCGACGTCGTCGAGTTCGTACCGCCATTCGCAACTGGTAGCGTTCCAGTAACGCCGGTAGTCAATGGTAGACCAGTGGCGCTTGTTAATACTCCGGCGGTGGGAGTTCCTAAATTTGGAGTCGTTAAGACTGGACTATCCAGTGCCGGAGCAGTACCAAAGACTAGAGCTCCTGACCCAGTCTCATCACTAATAACACCGGCTAACTCGGCAGAGCTAGTGCTCGCAAACTGATTTAGTTTATCTGCCTTAACTCCTTTGGCGTCTAATTGCGCTTGAATTGCACCTGATACACCAGACACATAGCCAATTTCGGTTGCAGTTGTCGCCGATACAGTCAAATCACCGTCTGAATCAGACACTACCGCTCTGCTAGCTGTCAAACCGCCAACGGTGGTAGCTAGTGGGTTAGGTCTAACCCTATTTATAATTTTCCAATCAGTACCGCCCGAAACGTAGCAAAGACAAACGCACTCATTATTAGTCACTATAGTTGTGCTGGTAGCGCCCTCAATAGTATCGGTCCCAGCCCGGTTTATTGTAATGTTGTTAGTGGCTGCGTCGCCTCTTTCGTCGTATATGTAAAAATATTGTTTATCTGCGCCTGCCGGTAAGTTGACAGTTACCGCACCCGGCGTGCCAAGTTTGATAGACACGACGCAATCAGTTGCGGCTACTGTTACTGGTGTTGTCGTTGCTTGTCTTATTGCAATTTTTTGAAACGTTGTAGATTGAGCCCCATCGGCTAAAGCTATCAGTAAATCTGATAAACTCGCCCAGTTTAGCTCTCCGCCTGCCGGGATTGTATGGGTCGCTGGGGTTACATTGGTTCCACCGCCCGGCCACGTTTTTGAAGTACCCAATTTTTTACCTCATACATATAAAAAGGTCGCCGGGTCAGAGCCCGAGCGACCTTAAATTTAAAAAACTAACTAGGTAGCGCTTTCATCGTTAATGTTTTGGAATAAAGCGTTGTCAGCCGGTCTATGGCAGAAAACGTATTGGTCTGAAAAACTTCTGAAAGCATAGCCAGCACTATTTTCGAGAGCAAAAATTATGCTTTGATCCATTCCTGGAATTTTGAACGAAGCCTCGGCGGACCCCGATCTTGTCCAGGTCGGAGCACATAAAGCAAATGCGTCGCCCTCTTTAACAGCCCGGTGAGAGTAGAAAGTTGCTTTACCATTCTGCGAATGATACTCCGCACCCTCGCCGCCGTTAACAAATTTAACCGGCGTATAGCTTGAATCATGCCGAACTAGATTAGTTTCGGCGGTAACAACGTCGGCCCATGATCGAGGATTCAAAAATATTTTTAAATCGCCCTCCATACCGCCTCGGTTAACCATATCAGCTATACCGTCTTGGAATACTTGCATACCGAATTTTTTAGAATTAACGTCTACAACGTTACCCTGCCAAAGGGAATATTTTGACGTGTCGATACCAAAAAGAGTACCAGTATTTTTCAAAATCGAGTGCACGCCCACGATATCTTTTGAAGATTCCATACCGTCAAAACATAATCTATGAGAAGTTGTCGAAGTAGCTGCAACCGGCGTAAAATCAACAGTGATATAGCCTAATGGTGCGTTTACGCTAACAAGTGAACCCGAGGCCACAATAGCGCCTGCTGAATCAACTTGGTTAACTTTCACGCCCTCCCATCCGACCCAACAACCGGCTGCAAACTGACCCGGTGCAAAAAGAATATTTTTACCGGCGGCGTTAATGCCGTCTGAGAATGCTAGTGTTGAGCCGTCTTTGAGAGTCAACGTTACATTACCGTCACCTGAATAAGTTGCGCCTCGGTAAACAGTTCCACTTGGTGCGAAACTAACTCGGCCAAGTAGATCGGAAGAACGGCCATACAACCGTAAAATTTCTAAAAGCCTTTGGTGAGAGGCGAGGTTATTTTTTACGACGTATTTAGTTGCGTCGAAAAAAGCCTTAGCGCCTGCACCTGCTGACCTTGAAATAATACCCCAAGGCACAATACTAGGTAATACAGAAATATATGGAGTAACCGAAGCCTGTTTAACAGTTCCAGCCCGTGCAGGGTTTAACTCAAAGGCATCGGTTGTCGATGATAGCGTAAAACCACTTTCATTTGTTAGTGTCACGGCTTCTTGATAAGAATCGCCCACCTTTCCCTTCTCAGAAAACGGCATACAACGGGCTAAATGACCGTCGTCTGGCAATAAATCATTATGATCACCATAAACCTCTTTAAATAAGTCGACTACGTCGGTATTCATTTGCTGACCCATTATTTAGCCCTCCAATGCACTCTAACTACAATCTGACCTTCGGTTTGACCGTCAAAATTCGGTGAATTACCCCATAAAATTTTAATTGCTACGTTACCGTTAGCGCCCTTAGCGCATTCACTTGCAGCGGTAGACGATTGCAACGCTGCTATCGGCTTTAAGTAGCGATTTACTACAGTAGCCGCCGTTGCTCCTGAATCTGAAGATATAAAAGATAATTCAACGTAAACTAATTCGTCAACTTGGCCGCCAAGATCGATAATAATAGCTTCACTATCAGCGTCGATTGAAGTTGAATCGAAAGCAGCCGCTAAAAACTCGCTAGAGGTCCCCAAGTGCGAATCAATTTCTGATTGCGTCGGATGATCACCGTCAAAACCCAATAAAATACTGCTATCGTCCATGGGTAGAGGTGATTGCGCCTTAGCGCCTGTGATATTTAATCTGTATTCCGATACGTTTACCGCTTTACCACGTTTTGCGGTATACGGTTGTCCACCTGGTCCGTATGCCATTTTTATAATCCTTTCTTTAACCCCGTCTTTGAAATTCTTTACGCATATAATCCCGAAAAGAATCTTTGGAGGTTACCTTTTTATTAGTTTGTTTATTTGAATTAGTGCCCATAGGAACCCGTGACCCAACTTCGTTAATGCTTTTTTTCCTTACGCCAGCCTTTATGTCGTCTGGCAAAGACTGCAAAAAACTATCAGGGTCCTTACTGAATTGCCTCCGTGCATATTCAGAATATTCGGCATTTAAAGAATTTAGAGCTCGTTGCAAACTTTCCTGCATAGTAGTCTCTCGACCAGATTCAGAATATTTCAACCGATCCTCACATACCCTAGCCACTAATCTTTGGTTGCCCTCTAGGGCAATACCACTATCTTTAAAGGCTTGTTGTAGTTCAGTCTGTATTTTGTTTGACGCTTCAATTTCTAAATGCTGTTGATATGCTGCAAATTCACGATCTTGGATTTTTTTGTTTTCAGCTTTTAACCTATCTCGCTCTTGTTCGGCAGCGTGAGCCCGTTGTTGATCGGGTGTCATTTCCTCCTCTTCAATAGCAGCTAATAGCTCATCTTCTGAAAACTTTCGGAGTGCATCTTTTGGTATTCCTAATTTTTTTATTACCGATACGTCACCAGACTTGGCCGCTCTTAAAATTTCTAGCAAGGGCTTTACTTGTTTATTAAGCTTGCTTGCCTCCTCCATTCTTTTATAAGAAGCCTTATCAAGTTGAGCACTTTTTAACATATCCTCGTAGGATATCTCTTGTTCCTCGCCGTCTACGTTAATCTTGTGCATTGTACCAGTGTAATCGAGTTGCGATTCCTCGCCACTTTCCTCTGATTGCGTATCGTCAATTCCATCCTCAAGGGTAGGATTGTCACTGTTATCATTTTCAGAGTAATCCGTGTCTTCAATCATGTTTTCTGTCATTCGTTCCTCGCCTTGATGGGTAGAGGTTATAGGTTATAATTTATTATGATTATCTTAGCCGAAATGTATTAACAAGTCCAATTTTACATCTGTCGTTGTGGCTATGGCTACGCCGTCTCGATCCTCTAATTTTATAGTAATAACAACGTCGCCGCTGTTGTTGTACTTCCAACCAAACGACGAAACTATATAATAGGTATTAGATATCACTCGCCGGCAAATGACCTCTTTTACTCTCTTTGGCTCGCCTGATAATATCACCGTTTCGGCAGCCGATCTAACCGCAACGGTTTTTGATGTTACGTCAAAATTATCAACAAATGTTAGGCCATTTCTTAGGTTCCTTATTGATACTTCGACAAACTCACTTAAATAAACTAAAGCGTCTTTTAGTTCTTTGCCTGCGTCGGTTGTCAGATATTGTGAGACTTCGAAAAGCCTCGACAGTGTAATTTTTGCCATAAAGCTACCTAAAAAAGTCTACTGTTAAACAAATTACAATAATGCCAAAAAATAAAAGTATTTTATTCATATTCGTCTACCTCCTCAGAATCTAAACCAGCCAGGTCATACCAAAAAAGACAAGATTCACACATATTATTATTGTTAAATCGAGTAACATTTTCCGTTTCCCCACACTTTCCACACGTTAATCGGTCCATGATTTACCTCCGATATTGATCATATCAGAGTATAAACCATTTCAGTGCCGACCCTCTCGGCTTTCATAACTTGACGGCGAGGTCGATAGGTAGAAATATGAATCCAGTTCGGTTCATCAATAAGTTGTTCAAACGGCAAATTTGATTCTTTTATCCAGTCAATTACCTTGGTTTTAGGTATTTTATCAATTTGGAAATCAGCCGCCGCAAAACCAGAATGGCACCTATGGTGTGAATGCGGAGCACCTCTAATTTTATAATGATTGTTTAGCCTGCCACATCTAAAGCCACTTGTTATTTTAACAGCGCCGAAATTATCTCTCACCGGCTGCAATACTTCGATACATAATAAAGCTATGTTTTTTATTTGCCTTTCATTAGGAGTATTATCAATGCCATACTCAGCGGCTGTATCTGAATAAACAAACTCACTTAATTTAAAATTTTTTGATAATTGTATATCATTCATTTATTTATAACTCCCAAATTTTTTTGGACCACTACCAAAAACCTTACCCCCAAAACTATCTTGATTCTGATTGTGATCTTTAAAAGCCTCGGGGTTTATAAACATATTGTTAGAATGTGTTACATTGTGATCTTGATACGGATTCTCTCTATTTAATACTCGAATGCCATACATTAAGGCGGCGAGTGCATCCATATGACCTAGCTCGCCTGATCTAGCAAAATCAGTTTTATTTTTATTAAACAATCCGGCTTTAATTGTTGCTAACAGAAATTTGCAACTAGGTTTTATTTTAACTTTTTTGGTAGCAAACCGAGCTGCCATAGTGTTTACAGCGCCAAGCCAGTCAGTTTTAGGAGGTAATTGCACTTGATAATCAAACATGTTTAATAGATCGACTTGCAGTTGGCCAGGCACATCAGCCCAACGTGGCGGCCTATTGCCACGGTTTTTATCACTCAAAAAATTGTCCCACTCTTTTAGACCCGAAACAATTTCATTAGTCGAAGTATTCTCGCTAAAAACTTTCTCTGCCCAAACAACATCGGTATCTGTGTTAAATTCATAGGTCATTAACAGCGCCACGGTTTTATCTCTGACCCCACCCCAATCGACGACAACTTGCCACTGACAAACCGAAGGAAAATCGAAATCAAAAACACACTCATTTTCATAAAAAATAGGTATTACCATCAAATTTGTTGGCCGTATCACCATAGCCATAAATTCACGCATAAAACCATCGGTGATATTTATGCCCTGCGATTCTGCGACAAGACAAACCTCCCTGGCTGTTAATTTATCGTCTCCTGTAACCCTCTCTCTAATTTCTGTCACAAAATTATTAGATAAAACGGTTCCGGTCCTCCCGGCAGCTTCAATTAAGGCTTGGTTGCTGATACTAGGCGATTGAAAAACCATATAATTAAATAGCGTGTCGTGGGCGTCACAAGCAGGTTGTATAATTGTATGTAACGGGTGGTCGGGTTGTTCAGAGGGCGAGCTGACAAAAATTTCGTGACCTTTCGAACGAATTAGTTGAGGACCTATAACAGAGTTTACCCCGTAGGTAAAATCATCACCGCTGACAAAACCGCATTCCTCATAGATAATTAATTTGGCATTACCTCCACGATTTTTGTCAACGTACTGCCGTTCGAGTGCTCCCAACCGTAGACTTGAGCCATTAAACAGATTCCATCGATTTTTGGTAGAATACCTACTAATCATACCTGGCGGAGCGTCTTTTATCACAACGTTTAAATTATCCTCAACAATTTCCTCTGACTTGTCTTTTGTCGGTGCAATTACTCGAGCAATGGAGTTAGGATTTCGTATCAAAAACTCTAGCGCAAATGTTACAGCCCAAAAAGACTTACCTAACTGCCGAGACGACAATACCGCAACTTTTTTATAAAAGTCCCAGTTGCGCCGAACTTGATTACTGATAGAAATCTGTAAAGGATCTAATTTATAAGATAAGTCTCCTTCGTTCCAAAGAAATTGCCTAACCTGCTCGGCTGTAATTATATCATTGCTCATAAAGAAGCCTTTTATCGACCTCGACAAGGACAAGCTAAAAGTCCAGTAGCGTTACATCTTATACAAGGTCCGTTTTCAGTCTCTCTAGCGCCAACGCAAACCGGGCATTTATAATAGCCGAGAGATTTGCAGTTAGGGCAAGCTTTTTTGGTGACCATCGTTAATACTCCTGATAAACAGCATACCCATTTTTGACCAACCAGTCCGACAAATTTAAAGCTTTTAGACCGTCGCTCCATGTTTCATTTTTTTCGATCAGCTCTATTTCTGCGATATATCTACCATACTTGTCACGCTCTGTTGTTGTGACAGTCAACCCAGTCCCAGCGCTTTCGGCGACCCACTCAACAACGGCATTTTTAGATTCCAAGCCTTGTATTTTTTTGGCTCCCTTGACCTCGGGTGCATTGATTCTCGCAAGTCGTAACCTTTGACGTGTGAATACATCAAAACCTAAATCGAACTCTACATCAACAGTATCACCGTCAACTACCCGAATCACTTCGCAGCTAGTAAAGACCATTGAGTTTATATTTTTTGGCATAGCTCAATCTCTTTTTTTTCAACAGCGGTCCTAGCCCACAAGTAACTTTCCTCTAAAGATACACCAGCCCTTTTTAGTTCCTCGACACTGCCGGGAATGCCATTAACGTAGCCTAGCAGCTCGTTGTACTTCATAGCTAAACCTGTAACGATTTCGTTTTTATTTACTGCGTACTCTCTTGATTGCTGCTCGTTTGTTTTCCCAGATTTTTTTACGTTCCTCTTCGGTGATTTCTTCGTCGCTTTCTTCTTGGTCATAATATTTACTACTCCTTACAAAAAAGTCTTTGATTTCTTGAGCACTGATATTTTTTTTATTCTCTGGTGTGTTGTCCATTTTTATTATCCTCTTTTTTCGACAATTGCAATAAGGCTGCTCTAGGTACTGCTTTTAAGAGCTCGGCATTCTCCTCAAATTTTTGCGAGCTACTTTCCTCAATGGCGTGTCGATCACTCCAATTACACAAATTTTTAAGACTAAAAATCAGCAATGCTTTATCACCTGCCAACGCCATTGTTATAGCTTTAGACTGTAAACGAGTTCGTATCGTCATGAGCCTTTTTTCTTTTAACTCAACTAATGAAGTAACCCCGGCGTCGGATTTTAGCCACCGCTCAAGAGTTGATTGACTCGGCAAATGCTCGGCTCGCCACTTTTTAAAATCTTGGCCAGTTGTTTGTCTAAACAGTTCAGTTCTGATAGTTGGCCAATCCGCTCCGATCGAAAGCATTAAACCGGCTGCGTCAACTATTTCCGCCTTAATTTCACTCGGTACTAAAGTTTTTTTTGCCATAACAATACCCCATTAAGAATGCGCCCACGACGTTCTTGGTTTGGTCGTAGTTGTCCCGCCAACCATAGCAATTTTTTCGTCGATCACTTGTATTTGCGTTTGCAAGTCTTTACACAACAGCCCTAAACTCTCATTACTTGAACTCGCTTTTTTTAGAATATCATTAAAATTATCGACTTGGTTTTTACTTAATTCTGTTTGTTTATGTAAAGCAGCTTTAGCACTGCGCAACTCGACTATTAAACCCGACATAAACCCGACCAACAAACTCGAACAAACAACGGATACTATAACTACTATTTCCAACATTTTTTAACCTTTCTAAATTCAAAATAAAAAAATACCCAAACCAAGTATGATTCGGGCATTAAAATTAGCCATATAATCGTATATCTAAATTAAGGAGTCATAACATATTAACACACCCTAACAATAAAAAAAAGTGAAGTGTCGGCAACGTACTTCGCTAGGACAAACAGAGCTACCAACCCTAGCTTTTCAGCGTCGTGCAAGTTTAGAAGACTCTTCCAAAAAACTCCTAAAAACACTACCGACACACAAATTTCTATAAAAAAATTGCGTTTTATGCAAACATTTTTGCTAGCAATTGATAGCATTTTTTACATGATATGACAGTGTGGCCTTGTTTTTATAAATTTAACGTCAATATAAAAAAAATGGGGTTTAAATACCCCATTAAGAAATTTGAATTTTTAGAGTTAAAGTCTTCTTAGTCTTCTGTGTCTTCTGTGTCTTCGCAGTCTAACACTCCATAGGGAGCTCCAGAAGTACCCCGATTATAAATAGCAACATTTTCTTGCTCTTTAAAATCTTTTATAAACCTAGATTCTGACCTATTCAGCAAATTTCCGCAAAAAATATAACATTTATTTTCTTTGCTATATTCGTAAACCGATCCAGAAGCATGATCGAATCTAAATTTTTCGTTTTTTTCTGTTGTCATAGTTTTACTCCCTTTATTTAATTAAACGTTTACTTTCGTCGCTCTGTTTGTGTTCTAAAACTATTGGGTATAAATTTCTGCCCTTGATCAAAAAGGTGTCACCAGCCCCATGAGCCCCATCAATATCGCTTTCGTCAGCTTCGACAACGTAACACGTAAAAGTATGCTGACCTTTTTTTGCTCCGTAAGAATGCTTTACAATTTCAACAGTCATTTGAACGTCACCGACAAATTTTGGCTTACGCCAAGAACCAGAAAAATATGGTTTTTGAATTTTTAAAATACATCCTTCTCTTATTGCATATGACATAATATTCTCCTTTTTGATTTTTAAAGATAATAAATCGACAACGGCAATTCATAATTGCAGCAATAATTGTTAAGATTTTCGTCTGTTTGTGTGTCACTAAAAAATCTTAAAATAATTTTTGAAATCAAATTGATTTCATCTTGATTCAAATCAATGCCGACTTCTTTTTTTACGTAGGTGAAAACAAAATTATCTATTTGATTTGTTTTTAGGGCAGCGAAACATTGTTCACTCTCACAATCAACAATTTCAAACCAAACATCGTAAAGCGTTCGAAGTCGGTGGTAGCGATAATGCATAATTGTCCTCCTATCAGATTAAAGAAAACTTATCGGATGTTTTCTGCTGTTGATTAACGAATCTTACAGAAAAATATAGATTCACTGACAACCGCAAACGATTGTTATTATTAATGTTTATTGAATTAATTGATTTATTACAGGAAAGTAATATTTTGAATTTTTGGCAAAAAAAACCACACCTTAGCTGTTAGGTGTGGTTTTAACATTGATAAGAGATTGTGGGACCAACCAAAACCTCATTTGTCTTTTAAAAATTTTTTTACGTGTCGGTCAAGTATTAAATTGATTTCGTTTGCTTCTAAAAGAAGTTTTTTGCAATTAGAAATTTCTCTACGGTATTTTTCGTTAGTAATTTTCAGTTTCATTTCAAGTTCGTGCCTGCTTTTAACATTGTTATAAATCATAAATTGCATGAACAAAAACGAAACGAAAACTAGGGTGCAACTACCTAAAAGAGATTTGTTTTCATTAATAACTTTCATCGCTTTTTTTACATTCAAAATAAAGTGGTCCCTTTTTAAATAAACTGATCATATCGCTACCGCAAGCATTGGCGGCTCTCTCAATATCACTGATATTTTTTTCTTGTTTTTTTTGTTCGAATTTTTCACTGGCATAAAAAATCGAGGCACAAATTAAAACAGCACTAACGAATATTGGTTCCATCCTTAATCACTCTCTTGATTTTTTAATCTTAAATCTTTGATTTCTGATTCGATCCGATCAAGACGATCTATGATATTAAGAAAGGTTATGTTTTCCTTAGTTCTATCATCTAAAAATTTTGAGGTTTTAACAACAAAATCATTATTTGAGTCAATAATATCTTTTTGACGTTTTTGATAATGATCATTTATTTGTTCGGCGGCTCGCATGAAAACTTCGATTTGATTAGTATCCACTATTACCCTCACTATTTTTAACAATTTTCAAAAATGGTATCTTTTTTTTCTGTTCTTTGTCTAGCATAGACACAAGCAAATCTATTTTATCGTGCATCTGAGATACTTCATTTTTTAAGCTGTTTTCGGATTTCATTTGATTTCCCTCGTTATAAATTTTATCTAGGTAAAATATTCCTTTAGCGCCAACACTAAAAAGCGACCTATCAATATTGCTAGTTCTATGCACTATCGAAGCGTTGTGCAATCTGTTTATCCAGTCTCGAAAACCAACTGATTTAGGGAAATACATAGATTTAGTTAGGTATATTTTCTTGTTAGTGTTGACCCCAAAATCATTGACAAACACAAGGTACAAGTGGGCAATTAACTTATCTCTGCTCATTGCGCCGCCACCAAGTTTTCTAAAAAGATATTGGCGGAACGCTCTATAAGATTTGTATTCGCTCAAAAGCACAATTAACCTCTAAATAACTAGTTATCCACAACGCCACTCTTGTCCTGTCCTTTTTGTCCGGTACGAAACCGGTACGAAAAAAAAAAAAAAAACTAATAAAAACAGTATGTGCTAAAAAAAGGCCGTACCGGAAACGTACCTGACAAAAAAGCAAAACCCTTGAGCCGCAAGGCATTCAGCGCCTCGAAAATCGAGGAAATTTATTAGATACTTCGTATCTCATAAGTTGGTGACCCCATTGACGTAGCTTTCTGCCGCCGGTGTTGCCTGCTCACTCAGAGTTATCACTCTTCGTCGAGCTTGGAGTTTCTTAAAATTAAAAATTCCTCTAAGGTTCGTTTCGTGTTCCTAGGCAAATCAAACTCTAAGCATTTGGCTAGCCACTTCTCAATCTCGGATTTATTGAAAAATCGTTTTTTCCAAGAATGATTAATTTCCCTAGGAAAGTGTTCCATATTTTTCAGGCGGTTTAGCTCCCACTTATCTATAGTTAAATATTTAGCCAGGTCTGAAGCTGAAATTAAATCTCTATCTGTCATTGTGTATACATCCTCATGATCATGCTTGCATTTGATTATCAATTGATAGCATTTGGAGTTGATTTTGTCGATTCGATTTTTTAGATTGGTGATGCTTTTTGGTTTGTTTGTGAGGTGCCGTCAAGGAATAGACAACCTTGACGGCGAGTGCTGGCCTTAAATCCGACACGAAAATTGTAACGGGAACACGCCAAATTTTCGTTAATAAAAAAGGGATTTCAAAAAGGAGAATATCCTATGGATCGACAAAATCAAGTACGACACATTTGCCAGTCATTTAGGGACATGGGTGCCAATAGACTACAAATCATAATCGCTTATTTTCAATTATCACTCAGGAGCTCTCTGAGAAAAAGCTGGCTAGATACGATATCAGAGTACCCAAGCAACAAAAAAACCTCGTAGAGGCTAAATAAATCGTTTTCAGAGCATAGAAAGGCCGAAATGAAACAACTTAAAAACAATCTTGATTTACTCAGTCAATTAGACAACGACGAAGTGACTTTAAGTGACCAAGAAATCGAAACATTAAAAAATGAGCTAGTGGTCAATGTTGACCGGGCACACCGTGTCATGGAGTTTTACAAATGGAAAATCGACTACGCTTCTCAGCAGCGGGAAAAATGGTCAGCAATAGAGAAAGCTGAAAAAAACAACCTAGACCGAATCAAAAAATCTATAATTTCTGCAATGACAGAAAACGAATGGCTCGAACTAAACGGCCTAGAGCACACCCTAAAGCTTTCAAATAAAGTAACTCAAGTAGTTAAGTCTGATTTCAACGAATTGAGCTCTGACCAGTACCTGAACCTGATTGAAATTGATGGAAAACTTGCTAGGGCAAAATACACTCCGCAAAAAAAAGAAATCAAAGACTTTCACTTACAGAACCCAGGTGTGCTAGATGACTTCGTAACTGAATCCTCGGTAACAAATCTTCGTTGGTCACGCCCAAAACCTAAATAAATAAAGGAAAAATTATGAACGACAATCTAAGTAATACAGAATCAATCGAATCTGCTCTCGTGAAAGCACAGGGCTCAATTAAGCCCCTTAAAAAAGACGGTAAAAACGATTACTCTCGATATCTGTATGCCACGGCTGAAAACATCATAAATTCATCAATAGAGATTTTTTCTAGTGCTGGTTTAGCGTTTGATAGGAAATCGCATGAACTTTTTGTGTTTGAGGGCAAGCTTCTTTTAAAGTCGGTGTTTAATTTGACACATGGACCCACTAAAGAAATTGCGGAGTATTTTGGCGTTTGGCCTATAATCGAGAAAAAAGGCACTCCGCTAGATAAAGCCTACGCCGCTGCGCTAACAAGTTCGTTAGCTTATACAATACGAGACGTGCTCAAAATACCCCGTAGCGACGAAGTTGAAAATATGGACCGCCGAGACGATACCAACCACCAACCCCAACAAACACAAACACAAACACAAACACAAACAGGGTCCTTGAAATTAAATCAGCACCCTAGGTTTGCAGAGATGCTACAGGCTTATGAGCCTCACCTCGAAAAAATCGGGTTAACAAAACTTACATTCTCATTATTGCCACAAGACAAGGGTTTAGCTCTGCTTTCACAGCTCAAACAAATTAAGGACCAACATGACAAAAAATAAAGATTTGGTCGTAGTTGAAATGACTAAAGAGGAGAGTGACCGCCAACTGGAAGTTAGAATTTATATGGAGAATGAGGAAATCGAGAGACGTCAAGATTTCCTCTCTGACTTAGAGTGGATCTATGAAAACGATCTTGCAGCTAAGTTTATCGAGTGGGAGAAGCAGATAAAATCACGTCAATTTGACAAAAATTTGGTAATCTATAGTTATTCGGATAAACTTGAGCACGGTACCCCGAGAGATTTCAGGAAACGATATGCTAAAATGGAGTTAAAACATTAACTCCCAAGGCGGAATTATGAATGTGTATCATATCTCTTATCGTGAAACGATTTACATCAACAGAGAGGCGACTGTTACCGCCCACGACGAAAACGAGGCGACAACAATAGCGATAGAAAACCTGAAACTGAAAAACAAGAAATCAAACGTCGAGAACATAAAATTAGATAATTTCTATTTGCGTTTGGCAAATGATAAAGAATTGCAACAACATGAAAAAACCCAGCTTGCTAGCGACGATTTCCGAAAAACAAATCGAGTCAGAAATACTTAGATATTTAAACACAATCACAAATTGCTTTGCGTTTAAAATTAATACAGGAGGTATCTTTGACCCAAAGACTAAACGATTTCGCAAAATAGTAAATCCTCATCTATACAAGGGAACGAGTGATATTATTTGTTGTTATGAGGGTGGGCTCATTGCGTTCGAGGTAAAAAAACCTAAACCGAACAAAACATACGCTAGCAAAGACCAGAAGCTGTTTCTTGATAAAATTGAATCAGCTAAAGGCGCTGGCTATGTTGTACGATCCGTTGCAGAAGTAAAAAAAATCATGGAGGAAAAATGCTTAACCCATTTAAAAAAGTCAGAGCTATGTCAGAAAGTGATAAAATGATTGCCATCTATCTTATACAATTCAACTATGGCAATAAATTACCTATCAATTCCTACCCCGAGACGCTTATACCATATGCATACCTGAAACGAATGATTGAGCTGAACGGGGTTAATGATGAAATCTGACACTAGCTTAAACACAGAGTCAACTGTATCTCTTGTCGTTCTGGCCAGCATTGTTATCGCACTATTCGCAATATACAATGCCTTTGAAGACGATTTTAAGAAAATTGAGGTCAACGCTTCGGAAATCAAAACGCAACGTCGAGATCTACTCGAAATCAAACTAAATCAAAAAGACATTCACAACAGTCTCATCGACGTAAGCAAGTCCCTATCAAGAATTGAGGGTCAACTTGACGTCATGGAGCAAGGTCGAAGTCAATAAGAAAATCTGAATTTGACCGTATAACGATTTTGTTGTCCGGCATTCTGACAACCCAGTCCCCCGGCAATACTTCTAAAACTTCATCTGCCATTTTGATTTCCGCCTTACGCACTACCGAAACTTTCTGAGATAAATTATTATATAATTCTTCGGTTATGTTCTTAAAGTTTTCGATATCAATTTTTTTGTAGGGGAAAAATTGCTCTGCCATCACATCGATCTGCTTACGTTTGTATTTTTTCAAAATAGCTCCTATATTAGACAAAACATGTTTATTATAAACTCCAGGAGAATTTATCATGGCAACTGACGAATTAGACCCTAAAACGGTTTCAGCCGTAGCCAACAGCAATTTCAAAGCCATTTCAGAAATACCGACGCAGCTCGCAAACGTGTTAAGTAACGATATCGTCACCCTTGCTAGGAACGCAAATTCAGCAGCCGTGCAAACGGCAAGTGATTCGCGCAGTGTGCATGCAAGTGCGATGGGCGTCTTAGCGAAGCGAATTTGCGAGCACGATGCAGCAGAAAGTGCGGCTCTGTTCAGCACGCAAGCGCATACTAACCGCATGGCAGTTACTAGTGCGGCTGGTGCAGATTCTGCTCAAGTGGCTCAATCATTAAGTCAGCTCGGTACGGTATCAACCCAACTCTCTCAACTAAATCAGCTTATCGCCGCCTTAATCTCTCAGAAGGGCTCATAGCCTTGTAATGCACTAGCAGAAAATAATGCTAGTGCATTATTCATTCCAGTCATTTGATTTTTAAAATTTCATAGGCTTTCTGTTGTATCGCTAAATAGTGCTCCTCGGCGTCACTTAGAACCTTATCTTTATGAGATTCTGTAAAAGAATATAACTCGCTTAAGCCTCTTTTTAGTTTCTCGTTTTCAAGTTTTAACTGATCTATTTCTGATTTCAATTTTTCTAACTCCTCAACCTTGACGCCTCGCCCTTTGACAGGCGGCTTAATATTCAGAAATGGGCTATTTAACATTTCGTCTACCTCACTATCGTTATCTTTTGAGCCGCAATTACCCAAATCATCTGGATCCGGCTTCGGGTAATTTTTTGGGTCTAAGATGTGATTAATATTTGCAACTGCCTTTGCTGTTTCAACACCTAGTTTTAGCACTTCTGGGGTCTGCATATTTGAATCACTCGCAAATTTTACATAATTCAATAAAATAACTTTCTCAATATAGTTCACTCGATAAGAATTTCAGAGTCATTTTTTTGCAAGCACTGCTCTAGTGTTTGAGTTAGTAAAACGACTGACTCGACTGTCTTGTGGTTTGACTCGCAAAGGGTATGATGTAACGCCCTTTCGTACTTCACAACCCCAAACACCATGGCGATATTACTTATCAAAAAAACTACATTAGCCAGCAAAAACAGAGTATCGATATCAATGTTCAAAATCATATTGCCACCGGCACTAACTTATCGACGCAAACCTCTACCTGCCTGCAACGATTTCGATTGCAACGATCTCTATAGCACTTAAGCTGGTAATTACACTCTTTAACTGTTTCATAAATTACGGTTTGCTTCGGCGTGATCTCTTTGATCTCTCGTACGTTGTCGTCTGACCCACACGACACAATCAATAAAATAAAAAGAATTAATAATGGCATTTTAGCCTCCTTATATGGTTAAGATATCGTTTTATAGCTTTTGCTAGCTAAAATCAAACTATTTCAATCTCCTGTTTACGATCGTTGATATTACTGATAATTAATTAAATTAATTCGAGGGTTGGCATAACAAAGGCAGGCAGTTGCAAAAAATGACAAAAATAACTTTGAACAAAATCAGGACCACCAAGAACAAAAAAACACCAGTGGCTAAGTCATTTCGACTCCATCCACTAGTGACCGAAGCGTTTGATAGGAAAGCGATTGAAGAGGGTTTAAAACAGGTTACTCTCCTCGAAAAAATGGTCGTTTTCTATATAAATCATGGCGGTTCTGAGGCTAAAATCCCCTGACAAATTTTAAATCAAATCTAAAGCTTTTAAGATTTTTGCTCCTGTTATGGCAGCTAGGTTGGCAGCACTCTCTTGGTCCCTCAAAATTTCCTCACGTATCTTATCATAATCGCTCGCCTCACTTACCACTTTCATCACTGCACTTGATAAATCAGTTAGGCTGTCAACACCTAGCCCTTTGCTACCAGCTTGCTTAATCGCAGCTAATAGCTGCAAACTGGCTTCAATTAGTTCGCTAGCTTCTTTGGGTACTTTCACATGAACGCTAACATACTCCATATTATAAACCTTTCTTAATTTTTGGGTCGTTGATTTCGTCGTCTTTAAAATCTGTCCACATTCTTTGGTAATCCGGGTCTGTTTTTTCTAGCATTTTATGAATTGCTAAAAAACCAGCTACATTAAAAGCGCCTTCTTTATTCTGTTTACTCTGCTCTAAAATTTTTGTCAGTCTTGGGTATTTGCTGATTTTCTCCGGTTCGTTTTCAATCATGTTAATTATTTTTTTCGATAGCTCTGCCGAAACACTGTTACCATAGCGGCGACCTAAAAAATTTGTCGCAGCTAATGAACCGCCGGCCACGGGTCCGCCTGCTATAGCGCCGGTTGCACCTGATATATAATCACTTGGACTAATAAAACGGTTTGATAAATCTTGTTCTAGTCGTCGATTGCCAGCCTTAATGACTTCGATAAAATCGTGATATTTGTCCATGTTGTCGTTATATCGAGAGGCGAGCTCTATAAATTCGTCTACTTCGCCCTCATCTTTTTTCAAAAAGCCTTTTTTAAGTTGTTTTATTAAATTTTCATCTTCTGAAATTTCTTTTACTCGATTTCTAATGGCTTTAGTAAAAATCATATATAGTTCATTGTTAATTTTTGACTGGATAGTGTCTGATTCTTTGGGGTCATATATATAGCCCGCTCTCTCGTCTAATAGCTCCCTGAAATTAAAGCCTCTATCGTCGCTATCTATATAATTTTCTTTATATCTAGCTTTTAAATCTTTTAATTTTTCTACCATTTTGTTTTGAGCGACATTTCTTTTACCTTGTCCTTCTAACTCTCTTATTTTTTTATTAAGAGGTGCCATGATATTAGATTTAAAATAATCTCTGCTAACCGGGTACTCTTGAAATTTTATTTTACGTGCCTGCCTAGCGTTTGAAAACTGCCAGTCAATAGAAAGGTGCTGTTTATCCTTAGCCCCTTTCTGTCCTATATCATCGGCATTTATGATTGATATTTCTTTAGCTCTTTTAAAAGTATTTTTTTCTAACTCTGATTGTACGCCGTCTAAAGAATTACCCATCCTGATTATAGGTTGTCCTAGTTCATTTTTTTCATTTCTTAATTTAGTCGCCAACGTTCCAATTGTTTGATCAAGGTGACCCGGCTCTCTTGGAGAATTTTTGTTGCTTTTTATTGCTTTCCTTATATTTGCGACGCCCGGACCCATTGCTTGCTTTAAAACCTGTTTATCCGAAAACGTAGATAGACCCTCTTTTAAAGGACCTTTAACATAATCTCTTATTTTTTCTATTTTTGGCGGTATTGATTCAGCGGCTCCGGCAATTTTGTCGCCAAACTTATCCACAACCGCCTGGCCGCCTTTTTGAACTAAATAACCGCCGGCAGCACCTTTAGCTATATCCGGCAATATTTCAGGGTCAGTAATATCCTTATCTGACATACCTGCACCTAAATAACCGCCGGCGGCGATGGCCTTAGCCATTTCTGGGTTCTCTTTTAGAATTTTTTTGCCTAATTTTTCTATCGGTCCTTTAAGCCTTGGCGACACTTTCTTGTATTGGGTAGCGGTCCGAGCGAGTATAGGACCAAGCTGACCTTTGGCGAAAGCCATTCCCGGGCCGGGGTTTTTTGTTGATCGGCTAATTAGGTAGGCCATTCCTATTGCGCCGGCTGTTTGTCCTACAAGATCGATAACAGGATACTTATCGGCTAACATAGCAGTTCGTTTGCGCTGAATATTTTTATGATCGGGCAGTGATTCGGAATATTCTGAGTATCGTTCGGGTATATCTTTAACGGCACTTATGAACCCTTTTTGTGTCACGTCGTCGCTAAATTTTTCTAATGGAGCAGCGCTTGCCTTGACTCTGGCCACTTGTTCGTCAAAAAACTCACCGCTAACCGGCTTCATAACACCCCGGCCTAAAGCCTCGCCCTTTTCAAAGGTGCCTTGTAAATCCGTATCAAGTTCGTCGTCTCTCTCTTTGTTTAATTTAAGTTTTTTTTCGTTGTAAAACATATTAAAATCGTCTGTAGCGGATTTTTTATCGGCTTCATTTTTTATCTCGCCGTCCTCTTCGGCTGCTTTTAAATATCTCTCTTTATGTTTATTGTATTTATCTCTCTCATCTTGATCTCTAAAAAAACTTTCCTTAAAACCCATTCCCATATTCAACCTCTATAGTGTTGAGATTTTTTTGCCTAAAAATAATTCTACGTTTATAGGCATTCAATAATCCAGTATTTCAAAGCGATTTTTCTTTTTTTCAAAAGTGCTTTTTGAATCGTTGTTTATTTTTCTTGGCACTATTCTTATATACGGATTCCCATCTAGATCAGATTTAAGCTTATTTTTAGGTATTATATAACTTTCATTTTTAACTGAGGGCAACCTTTTAAAGAATTTCTCCATATAAGGGTGCTCGTTTAAAAGGTCATTTTCTTCATAGTAATGATAGTTTCTTGAAATCGATTCTCTTAAACCTCTATCTATTAGATATTCTTTTTTACCTTTCAGAATTTTGTCATAACGATCCTGACCATTTGGGTATTGAGTGTAAGGTGTCAGTTTATTATTTTCGAGCTGTGTCTCTATTAAATATTTTTCAGGATGTATATTATTGGAGAGAAGTTCATTTCTTGCTTGGTTGTAGGCTTTTAGGGTTAAGTTAACCATGTTTTTAGGCAGAGAGCCCGTTATACTCCCTCCCGGCAACCAAGAGCTATATATCTCAATCTCTCGTTCAGTCGAGGCTGCACCCGTCAAACCTTTCGAGGTAGCTTCCTTCCATTGAGATCTGACTACCTCCCATTCAGCGTCGGTAATATCAATTTTTCTTTTGAAAGCCTCTAATCCCGAGGCTATGCCTTTCTCGTTAACTATTAACTCAATCATTTTTGCGGTTGCCAAGAATTTCATTTGAGCTAAACTAATCCGCTTTTTAGTTTCAGCGCCTGTAACCTTTGCAGCTATTTGTTGGCTTTCTGTTTTCCAAGGTTGATTTCTACGTGAAAATGGCTGAATGTATTTACTCTTATCACCGCCTGCCTTATTTGCAGCTTTTAGATTGTCGTCCTTTATCTTTTGGGCTTTTTTCTCTAGCAGGTTGTTTTCTTTTTTTAGTCTGAGATTATCTTGTACTATTTTTTGCTCTGTTCGAAGCTTATTTTTAGCGTCCGTTACCTGTGCTTTAGCTTCGTCTTCTAACGATTCTTTCTCTAATTTAAATCGGTTTATACCTACTTTAAAAAGTCTATTTTCCAGATTATCTCGAGACTTTTTTCTTTTGTCCTGTATCCTTCGGGCTATTGCTCTCATTTTCTGTTTTCTGTCAGCGGCTATTTTTCGTTCCTGCATGTCAGCTTTAGCATAATTTTGCAGCGCCGAGGTGTCGGCAACCTTACCGCCGATTGAACCCATTTGAGCGCCGGCTTGGGCTAGTGCTGCTATATATGCTGAATCAGATACCCGAGGTTTATTTGAATCAATCAATTGCGCTAGTGTTTCAGTATCAACTCCAAAACTGGCTTTTTGCGGATTGACTTCTATTCCGTCTTGGTTCCGTAAATAATTACTGTAATTTTCCATTAATTTATCGGTTTCGGCATTTATACCGGATAAACCCGACGTTAAATTACTTTGAATATTGGATACTGTATCTTCGTATTCCCCTTGAGCAGGGCCGTACGCAGTTAATAAATCATCATCTTGATTTAAAATAGATTCGTCTTCGTCTTCTTGATTTAAAATAGATTCGTCTTCGTCTTCTTGATTTAAAATAGATTCGTCTTCGTCTTCTTGATTTAAAATAGGTTCGTCTTCATCGTTTGCATTTACATAGTTGTTGGGGCTATACAAATATTGCGACATGTTAACCTATGCCTCCATCACTTTTTTTATAGTTTTGAGTCATCAAATAATTAGTGTTTGGGTTATTGTAATAACCTGCGTTTAATTTGTCTTGGTGCTGACTATACAGCATTCCCATATTCATCATGCCTTGAATCGCTTGATTTTGGTCCCTACCAGCCATTAAGGCTTGTTGTGATTGCGCTCTACCTACACCGCTCATTCCGGCCAACCTTCCTAATTGATCTTGATACGCTTGGGACCTCATTTGATTACCGTAACGTTTTTGATCTTGACGCCATTTTGACCCAAGAATTGCAGCATTATCTTGGTATGCTCGTTCTTTGCCCTCTTGAGCATAGCGCCATTTGTTTAGTGCGTCTTGGCGGTTCCTTTCGTCCATTCTGGCTTGGTAATTTCTGAGAGCCATAGTGTCCATTCTTGACTGCCTGTCTCGATCGTATTGGTTTTGGGTCCGGCTGTTAAAATCTGCAATACGTTGCGCTTCAGAAATATTTCTAAGATCGGCCTGGTTAAGTGCATTTGAACGCATTTGCTCCCAGTCTTGGTGGCGGCGGCTCATACGTTCGTTGAATGCGTTTATAATTGCAGCATTCCTAGCTTGCGTAGAAATTTCCCTGTCTTGTATTCTGCCACCTAGGTTGGCTCCTTGTGACAAGGCTTGTAACTGGTTTTGATATGCTTGTGCCTCGGCACCTAAACCCATTTGAGCCATGCGGTTCATAGAGTCGGCAGAGGATCCTATTTTTGCGGCGAGCTCTAAACCCGAACCGCCAATGCCACGGCGCTCAAAATCCTGTTGTATTGCTGCATTTCTTGACTGCGCTTCGGCTTGGGCTCTATCTCTAGCGTCTTTAACTCTCTGTTGATAAACGGGGTCAAACTCGCCCTCACCGACCTCCATAAAACGCCGCAAAGCTTTTTTTTCAGCTTCGGATCCTAGTTTCATATCCTCGGTTTTTTCGATCAACGTGGGGTCGGCTTCAATAATACGCTCTGCAACTTGAGGCACAAATTTTTCTATTAACTTAAGTTTTTTGGGGTCAAGAGCCTGCGACGCCCACTTGATACCCTCCTCTGATTGCGTAAATTCTGGCATTTGCAGCCGCTGCATATGTAATTCGGGTGGGTCTGTGATTGACAGGTCATAGTTTGGCGGTATTAAAGATTCGTATAATTTTTTGACCTCTTTTAATCGTTCTGAACTAGCGTTACGTGCAAGCAATCCGGTAAAAAGTTGAGCTATTCCACTAGCGCCAATAGCTAGGGCGGTTATTGTCATTGGCTCCATAGTGTTATCCTCCATATACTGATTTATTTTCTAATTTCATTAAAATTTAATCTCCCAACCCTTTGGCGCTTCAATGTGTGGTAATTTTATATTTGGCAAAACAATTTTAGGCGGATTGATTCTCGGCATTCTACGTTCTAGCCAGGTCGGTGCACTCAATCGGCTGCCAAGTCCCAATGGGTCCTTAAATTCAGCGCCTAAAGCATTAAGCGCCTCCGCTCCGGCTGCAATTCTTGCTTCGTCATTGGCCTTTATTGCTTCCTGCATTTCGTTATAAGCGTCAATATTTGGTTGGTTTTGACCTGTAATATATTTTTCTAGCTCTGCAATATCGGATTCACTCAATTCTTTATTGTCTAAATTAAAATCAGGCAAATCACCATATAACTCATTCCCTTGACCAACGTTGTACTCTTTATCGAAGCTTAAATCGGATTGTAATGCCTCTAAATCTGCTACGTCTTGTGCATTTAAAAAACTATATTGCGTTGCGTCTCTGCGCTCTATCGGGTCGATTAGTGGGTTGGTGGTAACATCTGGATTCATAAACATATCGCCATATTGCGAGCTAAGATTACCGGCGTATTCTTTGGCATAAGCTTCTAAGGCTTCTTGGTATGCTGGTATTAGCCTACGCCTGTTAGTTTCGGTATCTCTACCTCTCTGTGCGGCTGCCTCTAAAATTTTATCAATTTCTGATTGAGATACTAAATCCTGCATTTGTCGGCGTGTATCAATATCCTGTTGTAAATCAGCCTCTATGTTAGATCTATCAACAGTATAATAATCCGCCTCGGTTGGGGTCATAGCGCTAGTATAAGCCTCGCCCGAACCAAGCAAGCCGCCAATATTTGTCAATTCGTTAGCCTCGCCGCTATCTAAAAAATCTTTATAGCCGTAGTCGGTTTGGTCAAATGATATTCTGTCAGTTGGATCATAATCAGCTAAAGCGTCTCTAATTTGTTGGTCATACCGCTCGCCACGATTTAAACTTTCGTAACTTTCTCTAACATCACTGCCTATATCGTCAATTTGTGATTGTCTTATTTCATCTTGATCAAGCAGAGCTCTAGCGGCTTCGTACTCATTGGCTTCGGCTTCGTTTTGAGCCCTTAATTGATCCCCGTAACCTGTTATATATTCCGTTGCCGATTGTTGCGCTGATTCAAGAGCAGATTGACCATAATCTTGAGCTGCCGACTCTAAAGCGTCTGGCTTATCTGAAATTGATCTATCGAGCTCCGCACCTTGTCCACGAATCTGATTTATTAACGCATTAAATTGCGGATCACGTCGCATCAACATCACGTCGAACGCACTCATACCTTGAGTGTATTGCGGTCCTTGACCTCGCCCAGCCAAATAACCTAAACCTGCGTCGTTTCGTAAATATTGTAGGTCATTAACCCGATAATCCTCTGCACCCTCGAATTGATTTACTGGGTCAATATTGGATCTAGCTAAAAATTGCGAAGTATCTCTATAATTATCGCTACCAGCACCGCCTTGGATTGCACTGTCTAAAGCTTCGTTTGTTCGGTCAAACTGGTACTGATCTTTATAATTTTGCGTATATTGATCGGCTTGGTCTTGTAACCGCTGTTGATTCTGTTGTACCTGCCTTTGAATATTTTCAAACGGACTAGACCTATCTGTTTTGCCTATGTTTGCCCTTAATGCGTCGGTATCAGCCGCTCTATACGTTTGGTTACTTGTAACAGTATCGCCCGAACTAGCACCCGTCTGGCCTACGTCGCCACCGATATTTGTTTTTGTTAATGGAGCGGCTTGTGGAATTGCTTCGGCTGCCGGTTGGTCGGCGCTTTTTTCAAAAATATTGCTACCACCGGGCTGGTCTGATTTTTGGTTAACCAAGTTTTTGATCTTTGAAAACATAAAAGACATTTTTTAACCTCTCATCAATAAGTCTTCGGTTGGTTCTGCCACGTCGCCAACCACTTCGGGTCGTTGGGGTCTATCAGGACCTTGGCCGGGCTGGTCTACGTTGTCGCCCGGACCCATTGGACCCGGACCCGGACCCATTGGACCCATTGGACCCATTGGACCTGCACCCATTGGCTGTAATCCACCCTCCGGTATTCTGCCTGTTTGAATTATAGCAGCTAACGCCGGATCGGATAACTTGAGTAGTCGATAATGCTCCATTATGTGATCAAGAATAATCTGTATAGTCTCACCTTTTAACCTATTCCCAATATCCTTTAGCACGTCGGCATGGCGCTTAATATGCTCGGCGTGATCATCTATTGCTAGCACTGGGACAATTTGGCCTTTTTGCATAGCCTCATTCTCTTGAGTAATTAAATCGAACTCTGATAGCTCGCCTCGATAAACCTCAGACAATGGCCTACCCTCTAAAACGCTAACATATTCCGGCCAGATTTCTTTAGGCATAGTGAGAAGCTTCTCGCCTATCTCTAGCCTACCGGCAAACGTTTTCATTAACGGGTTAACCGTCTCTAATTTCATTTCTGAAATATTATAAACATCTTTGGATTTAAATTCTTGTTTAGTTACTTGACCGCCCTTGCCGACTAAGTCAACTGTCTGAGGCAATTTTGCAAACTTTTTATAGGCATTAATTGCATGGCCCATAGTTTTCTCCCAACACAAATTGTAGCTTTTGGATATCGAAGTTATAAACTCAATTGAGTTAGCGGAAAGCGTAGCTATAGCAGTACCAGAAGACACCCCGGCTGGTAGATTTCCAGTCATAGCACCATTCAGATATGACATATCTTGCATTAAAGCCTCTAGTTTATCCGTAAACTTAAAAACCTCCGGCGGCGTCTTTGTTAGCTGCAATGGAGTCGGTACGCCGCCGCCGGGTACGTTTTGCGGCGTGTAATTCATAAACCGCATTCCGTTGAGCTCTTGAACATTAATCGCCGATCCTCTAGGGACCGCAACGCCCTGCACTGCAAACTGTGATTGATTAGTGGCTATAGAGCTTAGGCTATTATCAAACATTTCTTGGCATGCGGCTAAATCTGTTAATTTAGCATAACCCATACCAGTCCCTAAAACCGCTTCGGGTATGTTTGGCTCTATAGGAATAGTCTCATAAGGGTTATCACCATGATAAAATATCGTTTCATGGTCAGAATAAATCATCATCATGCCTTTAGGCAGCGCCGACGAAATTCTGTGATAAAATTCATAAACGTAAACACAATCGTTATCAGATAATTTTGATTCAACCCAACTATAAGGACCCTTTTCATCTGCAACGGTTGGCAAACTCATTATTTGTTTTTCAAGTTCTGGGTGGTCGGCTATCAAGTCCCATTTATTTCTTTTAACCCTAACCTCGGCCCATGACAAATCGTCCCAAGGTTGCATTAGGTCATAAAAAACATTAAAGGGTGAGTGAGTAGTGATTTCGCAAGCGCCCTTTCTTATTACCCTGCCATCCTCATCTGTCACATGCGGTTCGCCTATATCAGTGCGCCACGTTGCTTTAGTAAACCAAGCACCTGTAACTAATGAACCCTCACATAGCTCATCACCCTTTATATCTAGCCGTTGCGTCGAGACAATCTGGTCGGCTAGGGCATTGCCTAATTTGACTTCGTTTAAAACTTCGTCGCCGGTGGTGTTGGCCATGGCTTTAAATGCTAAACGCTGTTTAGTTACAACAGCCGTGAGCTGCCTAATCAGAGTTCTGGCTTTAGGGCTATAAAACCGCAATAGCTCGCCTTGCACGCCCTCGAAAATCATAGATGTATTTTTGCCGTCTGGGTGTATTACAGGGCTGTAATATGACAAATAGTTTCGTATCCACATTTGTTGAAACGGGCTACCGTTCCATTCATACCAGTTTTGGTGATACTCAATAAGTTTGTCGGCAACTTGGTCTGGTTCCCTATATAGCCAAAAATCGTGCATTATTTTGTAACCCTTTCTCCGTATGCCCTAACTGCAAACGTTAAAGCTTGTATGTTTGTTGGCTCGCCTGCTTCGGCATGAACAATTTGCGGCTGTATAAAAGTACTTCGTGCTGCAAACCTACCGAGATAAATTCGAACTACCGGCGCTGGTTGGGTGCCTGTAGTTAAATCTAAACCAGTCTCTTGACCCCAAGCCTTAAAACCCCATGGGAAAAAACCCCACCCAGTTGCCAAGTTTTGAGATTCCCAGTTAACCACTTGCGAACCGCCAAAAGTTTGTCCGCTAAAAGTTATCTGACACTTACTCATTCCGTCGTCTCTTAAATGTATCTGCATTTGACTAAAAAGCTTCATTCGACCAACCAAACCAGCATGGAAAGGCGCTAGCTTTATAGTTCTTTTAAAAGCAGAGTATAAAATTGGGGTATCTGAGGCAGATAGGTTAGAACCCGACGCAACTTCACAAGAGTATTGGCTACCGGCAATTAAAACTGGGTCGCCCACTATCCTTGTTATAATGTTACTTTTTACAAGCATATCACCATTTTTTGGCACTCCGCCCGATACCGTAACGGTTGCCGAGGTCCCCGAGATAGCATTAACAGTGGTAGCATAGTTTTGATCGGCATAATCAGTACGGTCCTGATTTTTCCTCTCTCTATAAATATCATTGTCTGATTTATTTATATAAAAAAGCTTGTCTCGGGGTCCTACAATACCACCCGAAAAAAGACGGTCCCAAGTACTCCACTCCTGAGTAATGATATTATAAGCGTAGGTAACACTAGCTGAGGTGTTATTTGGCAGTGTTGTAGTTAATAAATACAATCTATCTGATTCGTATGACAATCCTGCCGTCTCAGAGGCCAAGCTTGTTTGGCCTAAGACTGGTTGCAAAGGGTCCTCAATACCCTCACGACTTAATATTTGAACGGATGATTCTGTGACAAAACAAACGCCCTGATTACTTAAAAAAGCAACCTGATTATTAATTACGTCAACACTGTTTGGAGCCACACAAATGACAGTGCCGTCAATCAGACTAGCAACAAAACTATTAGGACCGTCTCCTGTGATCCGCCACACACCGTCGCCTTTTAAGACTATTAAAGAATCTCTAAGCGCCGCAATCCTAAAAATAGGCGAGTTTTTACTACCAACTGGAAAACGATTTATTAATGGTACTGCTTCGGGCTCGCCCTCTTTTGAGCAGTAATAGGTATGAGGCAAGTTTTCATTCTTAGAAATGACTTGAGTACCAGAATCAAACGCAGTTGGTAAAACAGGGCTAAAACCACTACCAACCGAGCTACTGCTAGCTATCAATGATATGGCGTCGGTAAAACCTTTCCCTTGTAAGCGAAATTTGCCGGGTACGTCGTTAATAGTGCTTATATAGCTACCATAAACCAAGCTGCTACTATCTCTGTTTATTGCCTTTGTTATCGCTTCGGCTGTTGATCGTAAACGTGTTGACGCCGAGCTGCTACCACTCAAAAAAAACATTGGGTAATCATTTGTCGTTTCAGTAACACCTTGGATTTCGCAAGTAGTTTCGGCGGTCCAAGATTGTGCGCCGCCGCCTTTCGAGGTCGATATTTTAAAGGTATCGGTAGCTGTATTAATCACGTAGAAAAAACCGCTAGATATTCCGCTACCGCTAATGTTATCGATATAGATTTTATCACCATTGGCAAAACCATGGCTGGCGTGTGTTATTTCTATTCCTGAATTGTTTGCTACCGTTGCCAAAACGGTTTGATTACCAACGCCGGTTTGAGCCACGTACGTTCTTGTAACATCGCCGACTTTAATAGATATATAGCTATCGTTTGCCATCACAGTAGTATCAATAAGATTGATATCTATTAAATGCCTAGTTGTTGCCTTTGCATAAATCGAATGACCCTTAAACGTGGCTATATCGTCACACAATGGCGGTCTATAGTTCGCTTGTAACTCACCTTCTCGGCTATTTTCGTTAGTGTATAGCTCGGCACCAAGCAAAATATCGTCGGTATCATCGTCAAAATAAAACAAACCAGCGCTGATATCAGAGCTGGCTAAATCAACCTCGGATATAAGTTTAAAATCAGAGAATATTCCAACGGCGCTAGATTGTTGACTAGATCTATAAATTTGAGCGAACCAACTCACATCGGTGCTAACCTCAGAAGGTATCGTACTCTCTAGCCTTACTGGCATAGCAAAACCGTAGTGTAATTGAGTTAATGCTGCGGTTGTAGTGTTAGCAATTTGATAAGTGAATGTGTCGGCTCCGGTAACGGTGATCTTGTAAGTGCCCTCGGCATTTGGTTCGGAAATAGACCCGGATTTTTCGGCACTGGAAAAAACAAGGTATTGATTAGATTCAAGACCATGGCCTGCTTGTGTAACTGTTAACGTATATGGACCCGAACCACTAGCCGCCGACGCTGTAGCAGTAGTAATTTTAGTGTTAGTGATTTCGTTTATTTGGCTCGGCGCACCTAAAATTAAGTTATCATTATTATCCTTGTAACCAAACAAAACACGATAGCCGACGATATTACCAGCGCCGAGAGCATTTGATTGTTGATTGTTGATAAACCTTAAACCTAAGTCTAAACCCTGCGGAGCACCTACTTTATAAACAGCCGAGTTATAACTTGTTAATTTTAATACCCCATTATCAGAAGTAAAATACAGGTTACTATTTGATTTTAAATCTCTTGATATCCTAGAACCTGAATTTAAAATAGTTGCGCCACTCAGAGTTGATTCTGTCCCCGTTTCATTTGGCGTGCTACCAGTATCTGCATAATGCGAAATCTTGTTATTAAAAACAGCCATTAGTTTGTCTTGGTACAAGAATAAATTATTTAAAACGCCGCTGATAGGATTACTATAGATATGGAAGCCTCTGCGACTCGACCAGATATTATCGTTTTTTATTGTTATATTGCTAGCCTCTTCTAAAGCACCGTCTGGCACCGTGAAACTATTTCTTTGTTGATATAGACCTAATAAGCTTTTTATCTCAGGGTAACTATAAGCCATGTTTTTTAACCCTCGCCATACAACCACCGATTATGCTGAAATTTAGAACCTCTAGCCAAACTATCTCTATTCAAAATTATTTTCGGCTCGCCCTCATTTCTTGGCTCTAATAATGATAGCAAGTTTTGACGTTCTAATCCGATACCGCCCGACAGCCGATCCGCTCCTATATCGTCGCCGATTGACAAAAGAATTTCTTGGGCTGTTAGCCTCTCAATAAAAGGGCTGCACTCATCGGGTACCATTGTCACTACTGGACTAAAACCAGCTAATGCAATGTAGTCGCCGGCAGCCAATCCGCTAGGTAGGTCGCTCGCCGAAAATGTCATAGTTGTACCAGCAACGTTTGTACAACTAATATCCAACCCAAGAATGCTATTACCTGATTGACCTTGTATAAAATCAATCTTTGACCCCGTAACAATATCGCCAACACCCTCGACCACTACGTTAGGGCTCGAAATCGACGATATTTTTGCAGCATTGTTTAACTTGACTAGTTGCGACGGTCTTAACTTGTACCAAATTTGCAGAGATTCCGACGACGTTAAAGTGCTAGGCACTTCGGGAGTTAAATATATTTCGTCGCCTTTGAAATAATGCCCGTATCTGTCGGCACCTTGCCCATATAAATGAGAATCTTCGGGCTCCACGTAAGGGCAATTTCTAATATCACCGCTCGCCGTATTTTTTATTTTTAAATCTCTAATAGTCCTACCAATAGCACGGTTAGGAATTTTGTAATTAGATTGACTAGCTACTAAAGGTGTTAGGGTAGACGTAACAAAATACTCACCATTGACGCTATCTATCAAAGGGACAACGTGTATTTTTATCACATCGTCTATTAAGTCTAATATATCGTCATCGTCAAATATGACTTGGTTCGTTGGTATTATAGCACGTCGTTTAATACCTGCTAAAAGTCTGTCTGTTGTTACTGCCATGATTACCGCCCATATTTTTTTGGTTTTGGCTTAGGCTTAGGCTTGGCTTTAGGCTTCGGTTTTCCATATTTTTTTGTTGCATTTCCAACATATAAATCGGCGCTTGGTGCCTCATCATCGATCTTTTTTTTATGAAAAAATCCTCTGATTACCGATCTTAATTCGTCGTCAATTTCTGGTACTTCGTTTTGATTTTCGTTTTTACTAACTTTTTTATCTACCTTAGCTTTTACTTTTTTAGTTACTTTTTTTGGCTTATCGCCGCTTATCTTACTCATGGCCTTAATTAAATTTTTATAACTAACCCTCTCGGCTTCTTGTTCCATTTTTTTAACTGCACTGCTCATAACATCTCCTATTTTATTCTGGCTTAGGGTATTTAGCTTTAATCGGATCGATCATTTCGGTTTTCCAAAGGTCGATACCGTCATCATAAATTTTTTCTAATTGTTTGTCCCAGTTCGGGTATTCAGCTTTACGTTTTCTGGCATACTCTTGGCTGTCATATTCCGCTTTTAGTTCAATAACTTTGGCATCAAGTACGTCTAGCGGTATTGGAGGAGTGTCCCTCCAATCGACAAGATGTTCTTTGCCGTCGGGTGATTTTGTTATACCCACTCTAGCGCTGGGATTGATTGCCATAATTGCCTCAAAACGTCCTATGTTAATTTCAAACATTTTATTTCCTTTAATCAGCAATTTTTCTGCAATGAAAATGATATTTACAGTTATCCGTACCTGACGTTGAGTCAGACCAAACATATTGATACCACTCTTGGGTAGCTGCCGTAACGGTTATCGTTGTTATGGGAGTGGAGACAGACACGCCAAGCTGCTTGCCTTGCAATGACGGGTATGGAGACGAAGCAGTTTGAGGTGTTCCGTCAATTGGAGAAATTACTGAATACATTGTCGTCGTAGAAGAGGCATTAGCAGTAAAAAGCACAGTAGAACAAACCTCCCAAGTACCTTTAGTCAATGTGTGCGTTGCTAATTTTTGGTAACTACTTGTTGAAGAATAGGTAGCGTCGTCGGTGGTTTCGATTACTTTATACTCTAGCAAACCCGGTACGGTTGTCGTTGCTAGCGATACACCAGCATTTCGAGCACTGGTATTTGATATACGCACAACAGAAAACAACGCCTCTCCGGCTGTAGTCCCAAGCCCTATAGTCCCAGAGTTTTGCTTGCAGGCTATTTTTACAGTATCGTCTTTAGCAAACTTACCGACAAAGGTCGTGCTTTGGGATGGATTATTTGCAGACCCGTCATGACTATCATAACTGATATTGACGGCAGTAGTATTTTTATAGACATAAATATTTGAAGGATCGGAGCCAAAACTTGCATTGGCCCATCTTATCATCGCCCTTACCTCGTACCAACCATCTGCCGGAATAGTGTAAGTTGTTCCATTAAAACTACCCCCACCCTCGACCGTGCTACTTGTCCAAGTATCTATATCTGTTATAACACCGTTAGAAGTGCTTTTAGTTGTCAACTGGGTAGCCGAAAAACGGGCATTGGCAAATTGAACATCCGATATATCGAGTGTCGTAGAATTTTTTAGTTCTGCTACTGGCAAAGAAAAATTAACAGAATACTCAGTTGTATTACCTAAACACGTGCTACCATTTTGAGCTGTCATAGGGTTTACGGATGGGTGCGAACTATCAGCATTATGTAACGAAATTTTTACATAGTCTTGAGTGTTTGTCGCTAAAACATACTGCCAACGAAATGTCGTCGTAGAGAATTTAACAATACTGCCAACACAAGTATTAGTAGACGACGTGGATTTAAAATCGACCGTATATCCGTTAGGCAAATCTATTCTCGCCTCGGTTGCGCTGCATGTTCCTGTAACCAAATTGCCTTTGACTTCAATAGTCTCTCCAACTTGTCGATATTGAAGTTTACTGGTTATTGTTCCCATGCCTGCCGTTGCAGGCGTATAGGTTTGCCATGCTGTAACTATTGCACTTTTACTAGTATTGCTGACAGGTCCAAGCGATACACCCGAAATGCCTATATTTGTAGGCGACGTAATTAGCGCAATTAAATGCACCTGATAATCATTTTCGGCTATCAGCGGCACATCGACAAAGAAGTATCCAGTGCCATCAATATCGGCAGAGTCGCCAACGTAGCTGCTTGTTGTTACGTTATAAACCTGCATTTTGTAATCACCGGAGATCGTCCCCGAAATATCTTTTACAAACATTTCAGCGGTGCCCATTCGACCGCCGTCGGCATCATCAATGTTTGTCGTTAAAATATCCCATTTTACTGTATCGTTAACGGCGACGTTAGTACCTGAGATTTTAAAGCCGGTACCAACCGACGGCTCTGGCAATTCGCTAGCCGTTGTACTTTGAGCAACGGACCATGACCCAGCTCCCGTACAAACATTTGTTACATTAGTAACACCCTCGGCAGCGTCTGGGTTTAAAACGTAGTTTTTACCTCCGCCTCCTCCTTCTGCGTTTGCCCATTTCAACCCGGTAGTTTCTGCGCTATCGGCAGTCAAAACTTGACCGTTAGACCCAACCCCAAGCCTTGCGTCGGTAGAACTATTATAGCTAAGTATATCGCCTTTAGTTGTTAGCGGTGACAATGCGCTGAACGAAGCAGCCGCCGACGTGTTACCAGTACCGCCATTCGCAATTGGTAACGTTCCAGTAACGCCGCTAGTCAACGGCAAACCAGTAGCATTTGTTAATACTCCTGAAGCCGGAGTACCCAGAGCCGGAGTAACTAGCGTCGGACTAGTTCCAAAAACTAGAGCTCCTGATCCAGTTTCGTCGCTAATAACACCGGCTAACTCGGCAGAGGTAGTCGCCGCAAACTGGCTTAATTTTCCCAAGGTAATCGCTTTAGCATTTAATTGACCCTGTATTCCCCCGGTTACCCCAGACACATAGCCTATCTCTGTGCTAGTTACAGAACTAGCCGCCGGTATTCCATCCGAATCAGATACTAGAGCTCTGCTCCCTGTTATTGCTGCCGACTCAACAATTGCCGAGCCACTTGAGACTATGACTCTGTTGTTATTTAATGCTGCCGTTGAATTCGTACCACCATTGGCAACAGGTAACGTTCCAGTAACGCCGGTAGTCAACGGCAAACCAGTGG